CAAGAGCTCAGTGCACCCATCGGCTGACCTCTTCGGTACTTAATTGGCCCCTTGGGTTGATCCTGCTTTCGCAAGTTCTCCATAGGAGTCAACTGGAACCAACGGTTAACCATCAGGTCTAACCAAGAGCGTGCGCTAATCCGCCCCCAAAACTCTGTCAGAACGATTGTGTAGAGAGACTGGCCGATGTTCTCTGTAGCGGCAGTTAAGTCGTACGAGAATATCTCAGTCTCACCACACTCTTTACCGAAATCCTTAAGAGCACCCTCTTGATCGAAGGTGGCATCTGTCGGGAGATAGGCAAGGAGGCTGAACAGCCAATCGTGGACAGGTTTCAGGAACTGCTGACTCCACCAATCAAAGATAGCTACGTTACGCACCTTTCCGGCTGGTTCCCGAAGGAAACAGATACGGGAGAGGCATAACGAGTTCTCAGATGAGAGGTCGGTCAGCACGTTTGCGGGACGATTCTTGTTGGGTTCCAAGTGGCATCGTAGCTCTTTGGGAATGTCATCTTCTTGGAATGTCCGGAGGAGAGTTTCCTCTCCTTCGGGGCCAATGTAGACAACAGGCCCTTCGAGTTTGTGCACACAATACCCCGACAATCCCAAGGCTTTCTTAAGGTCTTGAACCGAGTGCCGCAGCAACACATGGAATTTGCTATCACGAGTGAAAACAAAATCCTCGAGGAACCTCGTGAGAGGTATTCCTCGCCGTGTTGTTGTCAGCTCGAGTCCGCTAGTTTGGGAAACTAGGAACTCGAATCGGCAAAGTATATCGCAAAGATATGCTTTGATTGTCGAAGAACGGCGCCACTGAAGTCCCCACCCGAAATGTTGCCCAGTGTAAACCACCCACGCAAGGAGGTCCGTAAGGATCCCATGCGGAGATGGTCTAACATTGGGACCTGCCGAAGCAGGCCAATGAAGGGCCGGATCGGAGAAATCCGGTTCGTCTCCTTTGGACAAGACGGGCTTAAACAAGTCCTTAAACTTACCTTGGAAATCCTCAAAGGCCTTGAGCATACCCGAGTTGTAATCGGGTGGACTCTTGACTATTGCAGCAATATCTGGCTTAGTGTTTTCACACACAAAAGCCTTATACGCGAACAATATGGAAATCCAAAGTCTGTATAAGACGCTTGAACGGGACCTCAGTGCACTTCTCACCACTGGAGGTAAAGCTTTCGGCAACCCGTGGCATAGGCGTATCCTTATCCCCAACGACTCGGTTGTCTTGTAGGGTTTTCCCGCAAGATATGCCTTTAGGCATAAAGCGTAAAGCTTCATCCGTTTCGTCAGGGTAAGGGCGCCTTGTGACACGAGTATGGCATGGGCGTGACTCGCAAAGGCTAATAAACCTGACCGATGTCCTCGTCCAGTTGCCAGGCCAAAGAGCCTAAAGTGAAGAAGTGATCCCCACTCTAGGATTAGATCTTTGATGTTACCATCATTGACCTCGACCACGGGCTGGGGCAGTTTCTGTACACAACCAGTAATATCGGTCCCTCTCTTGGACTCTAACCAGTAGTTAATAAAGCCTTTTAACGGGCTTACGAACATACCGAATAGGCGTCCTCGAGCAGCTTTC